GAGATTGTTAGAGACATCGTACTAATCGCAAAGACAGATTACGTTTCTCCAACCAATATTCGTAGATCAAAGATGCAACTGAAATCTATATCAGAACAAATTGCGGATCTTTTCAAGATTCCTTCAAAGTTCTCTCCGGAAGAATTGAAGCAAGCAAAACAAGAAGAAGCAGAGGACGAAGAGAATCAAGCTCTCACACCAGTTGCTCAAGAGAATCTCGAAAATCAAGAGAACGATAATGGTGCGAATGTAACGCAAGATGGACCTACCATTGGACCTGGAGGTCAAGATCCCTCCGAATTTACACAGATCAAACAAGAAATCGATCAAACAAAAAACATATCCGAACCAGAAAGGGATGAATTGAAAGATGACGTAGATGAGTCTGCGAGCTGGTTCCAGACCCTAGAGGGTGATAAAGAAGCCGCTGTTGTAGCATTCGGTGAACAACTGATAAAGGTAAGAAACCCAGTCAGCGAAGTTGAAATTCCACCAGGATTTGATAAACAAATCGATACCAGCGAAGAGAAGATCGAAATCGCTTTTAACGCATTGTCTCCGGAAAATCAAACTATTGTTCAAGATGTTATGACCAAGGATACAGACAACTTAGTTAAATACTTGCAAACTGTTTTAAACCTACAGAACAAAGCTGGAGATAGTCTGGCTAAGAAATTTTTAGATCTCTTGAAGAAGGGTGCTGGGAAAGTTGCTGGGGCCGCTAAAGCTGCAATGAAACCAATCAAAGAATTGTACGACCAAATAAAACCACAGATACAACAAAAACTAAAGTCCCTTGTGCGGGAACTGCCGCTAATAAAAGAAATTGTCGTCGTTGTTACTGATGAGACACGAAAGTTTTTGTGGGAAATGTTGACCTCATTCTTTAAGAAGAATCTGAAAGCAATTAAATCTACAGGCGAAAGTTTATTTAAGAAAAAACTGGAAGAAGCAGCAAACTCAGATGACCTTACTGACGAGCAAAAACAATCTCTTGAAAAAAATAAAGGAAAGTTGATCGACTCATATGATAAAGTTTCATTCCCAGCAAAGAAGTTTATGGATTCTTTACCTGGAAGACTAGGGTCGTCATTTGCATTGTTTGCTATTCAACTAATTGAGTTAGTAGAATACATCATGAAGCTTCCCGCAGGCGCCTTCGATCTTGCAAAGTCCTCAAAAGCAGGCCAAGCAGCACTAGCAGCAATGCGACCTATTGCGCTTGCTATGTTCTTGAAATTTGCAAGCCCTGATAAATTTAAAGGACTTGATGAGCAAACACCTCAAGAACTTAAGATTGCACCAGAACAAATGACGCTTACTACTCAAGACACTAGTGTTGCAGGCGACGAAGAAGGAGAAGAAGGCGAGATGCCCGAGCCCGAGCAATTAGGTAAAGACAATTCTGAACTAGAAGACGTCGATGGCTTTGATGATAACGAAGAGCGTGATGATTCAGCATCTCCAGAGGATGAAGACGATGTTCAATCCTTTAGTAAGGAAGTTAAATCTGTTGGAGAATTCCTGCCCAACCTTCAAGATCCATCTAGTCCCGCTGCACAAGAACTTCAGCCGATCAAGGATAGCTTTGTAGACACCTTGTCTCAAGGAAAAGTTCCAACCAAACGCGCTAAAGAAGTGTTTAACAAATTCTTCCTCTTGATCTTCAAACAGATGAATAAAGATTTGGTCATGGAGAAAGCTGCGTCGACAAGATTTAATATTCCAAAAATCAAGCAAGATGTGAAAGAATTTATCTCGAGTCTTAAAAGTGATGATTTAGAAATGAGAGATTTTAAATTGTTTTTCGACAACATTGGGACAAAGGGTCTCGTAAAAATCCTCAGCTCAATCAAACAAAACAAACAACAGATAGCAAAAGCTATTTACGGAGAGAAGGGTGTAGCCAATCAAAGCAATCAAGGAAGCTCAGAAAAAGCCGTTAGAGGCAAAAAAGTTAGCCTTGGTGGAGAGAGCAAGCCCAAATCTACATATGCCGGCTCTGACCACCAGAAGAACCTGGATCACGTTGCCGGTAATCTTGAAGAAGCCCTCAAGCCAATCATCGAATCAATGTTAAAAGAGCAATACAACCACTAAGGAGCCAACATGGCAAAAAAAAACTTAATCATCGACACAAACGTTTTCCTCTCGGATAGCGAATGTTTCGAGAAGTTCGAAAATAACGATTTATTTGTACCAATCAAAGTTCTCGAAGAACTGGACAAACACAAGACACGACAAGACTCCGTCGGCTTTCATGCTCGCCAAGTCATTAAAAGATTTGACGCTCTGAGGGCCTCTGGTAGCCTCTCAAAGGGAGTTCGACTCGGCAAAGGGTTGGGAGTCATCCGTTTCGTTAAAGCGTCTGAGGGCGCCTTGGAGGCGCTCCCACAAGGTCTCTCGCATAAGTCATCGGACAATCTGATTCTTGCTGCCGCTTTAGCCATCAAGGCTGAATTTCCAAAGCGTAAGTGCATCGTTGTGTCTCAAGATGTTAACATGCGAGTCATCGCTGATGCTCTCGGATTACTCACAGAGGACTACATCTCATCTCAAGTGGTATCTTCCCGAGACGTTATCTATCAAGGCTTCGTTAAGTTCTTGGTTGATGACTTCATGGTCGAAGAGTTCTACGATAAGCAAGATATATGGTTATATGAAGAAGACGCAGCAGAGCAAGGCATCGTCCTGTATCCAAATCAGTATGTAATGCTTGTCTCCGTTGAAAACGAAAAGAAGACAGCTATCGCTCGCTTTGTAAATTGGAACGTTCCAGTTAAGCCCTTGTTCAGAAGAGACGACACATTCTCGTGGGGCGTTGCACCAAGAAACAAGGAACAGAAGTGCGGCATGGATATGCTCATGAACGACGATATTCCGTTTGTAAGCCTCATTGGACGTGCTGGGAGTGGTAAGACCCTCATGGCTATGGCCGCTGGCTTAGAACAGGTTCTCGGGCTCGAGAAGGGACGTTACAACCGCATCATTGTTTCGAGACCAGTTCAACCATTAGGTAAAGACATCGGATTCCTTCCGGGAACAATGGAAGAGAAAATGGCGCCATGGATGAAGCCCATCTTTGACAACATGCAATTCATCATGGGATCTGATCGAACCATGCTTGATCTGTATCTAGAGAAAGGCGTGATTGAAATTGACGCCATCACATATATTCGAGGCCGATCAATATCTGACGCATACCTCATCATTGATGAAGCACAGAATCTGACCGCTCATGAAGTTAAGACGATCTTAACTCGTGTTGGCGAGAATACCAAGATTGTTCTTACTGGCGACATTGAGCAGATCGACAATGTGTACACAAATGAAACTTCTAACGGATTAACTTTCGCAATCGAGAAATTTAAAGAGTCGACACTGTCGGGTCATATTACATTCAAGAAAGGTGAGAGGTCAAAATTAGCGACTGAAGCATCAAAACTTCTTTGACAAGTTATTAATTATATGTTATAATATATTAAAAGAGGTACATATGTGGATTCATGAATCAATCAAGAGATCAAAAAAAATGAAAGATCATTTTGACTTAAATGGAATATCTGTTATTATAAAAGACAGGTTGCCGGAAGATGTTGATCCTGAGTTTGTTCTCAACTATATCAGTTCTCGAATACCATTTTACCTCACTAAGAGCATTGAGATGATTTACATCGGTCAATTCCCCGAGATGAAAGAACGAGACATCAACGCATTTTATGAAAACGATGCGATCTACGTAACGAACGAACAAGATGATGAGATGGATATGATTGACGATATCATTCACGAGATATCGCATGCGCTTGAGAAATATAACGAGGAGTTTATTTATGGAGACGGAGCAATCCAAAGAGAGTTCACTGCGAAAAGAAAACGTTTGTCGCAATTGCTATCGCAAAAATATGCCGTACCTAGTGATTTTGCTATTAGTATCGATTATGACCGAGCCATTGATGGGTTTCTTTATGATACCGTCGGATACGATGCGCTTAACCAGATTTGCGTTGGTCTCTTTCCTTCTGCTTATGCCGTTACTTCGGTAAACGAATATTGGGCAAAAGGCTTTGAGGAAGTATTCATTGGAGACAAGGACAACCTTAAACAATTGTGTCCCGTGCTGTACAAGAAAATGGCTTTACTGTTAAAAGAACTTAAAGAAAATACTTGACAAGTTATCTCCACCGTGTTACATTATAAATACACGGAGGACATATGACTAAACAACACATTTCATATTCAGAATTAAAAATATTCACAGAGTGCCCACATAAGTGGAAACTACAATACCTAGATGGCCTCAAAGGCTTCACAGGTAACATATATACAGCTTTTGGTACAGCCATACATGCCGTATGCGAACAATCTGCATTAGGCAAACTGCTACCCGAAGATTATGCAGAATACTTTGATATTGCGTTCTTAGAAGAACTCAAAGGACTGGATGAGAAACCATCCAACAAGTTGATCAAAGAGTTTCGCCAACAAAGCCGTGAGATCTTCCACAAGGTCTTTCCTGCCCTTCAAGAGCTTTTCCCGGGCTATGAGGTATACTCTTCGGAAGAAACGCTCTACGAGCCAATATCGGAGCTTAAATTCAATAGATTCCTCAAGGGCTTCATTGACCTCGTTGTTAAGACACCAGATGGCAAATATCATGTTATTGATTGGAAGTCTTGCTCTTGGGGTTGGGATATGAAGCGAAAGAGCGAACCAATGACCACGTATCAATTAACATTGTACAAAAAGTTCTTTTGCGAGAAGCACGGAGTCGATCCTAAAGATGTGGAGACATACTTCGGGCTCTTAAAGAGAACAGCTAAAAAAGACAACGTCGAAATCTTTCGAGTAACGTCCGGACCAAAGAAGACAGAAAATGCAACAAAGGTATTAACAAATGCCTGCAACTTGATTCACAAAGGAATCACAATTAAAAATCGCAACTCTTGTAAGGGTTGCCCGTTCAACAATACTGAACACTGTAAGCGATAGGAGGAAATATGCAATTTACAGAATCAATGATCTTCATTAGAGAAGATATCACTACTAACTGGAGAGACGGAAAAGTCACAATCAAACAAGGCTGGAGACCTCACCGAGAAGTCAACAGGACCCTTGGGTATAGCACAGGTCTGATTGACCGATGCGAAGCCAATTACGGCATTTATCTATGGGCTCCCGAGTTCGCAAACGTTCATGGTACTTTCCCATATGAAGAAAGACCCATAATGGTCGAAGGCAACAACTGGCCACATAGCGAAGGCTACTTCCAAGCAATGAAGGCTTTCGGAACACCTAAGTGGGAAGATACAAAGCGAAGCATACAAGTTGTAGATCCAATGGATTCATGGATTATCGGTCAACGACTGAATGGCTTGAGACCGAATTGGCACAAGATCAAAGACGGCGTCATGATGGATGGTATTCGCGAGAAATTTAAAGACCCATATCTCAGAGCTTTACTTCTCTCAACTGGAGATTATCCGTTAGTCCAGTTAAAAGGCTGCCCCCACTGGGGTTCTGGTCACGATGGAAAAGGAAGAAACGCTCTCGGCGTATTACTCCAAAACCTTCGAGATGAAATAAAATAATTTTTTTATAAAAAATACTTGACAACCCCAATGACCTATGGTATAATAGGATTACGTTGGGGTTTCTTTGTTATGTGCCCCTAAAAATCGAAAAAGGATAGCATTATGACAAAAAAAATTAAAGTATTAACTTTGAGTGACCACCCTCTATCTCCATCTGGGGTTGGTACACAAACTAAATATGTTATTGAGGCACTACTAAAGAGTGGTAAGTTTGAAGTCTTATCTCTAGGTGGTGCAGTGAAGCATCGAAATTACACTCCATCGAATGTAGACCCTTATGGAGAAGATTGGAGAATTATACCTGTAGATGGATACGGCACACAAGAGATGATCCGCTCCGTTATTCGTAACGAGAGACCGGATATCTTGTGGTTTATGACCGACCCACGTTTCTACGAATGGCTTTGGGAAATGGAGAATGAAATTCGTCCCCTACTTCCAATGGTCTACTATCACGTTTGGGACAATAAACCTCTTCCAATGTTTAACAAGAAGTTTTACGAATCAAACGATCACATCGCAACAATCTCCAGAGTCACTCATGAATGTGTCCGAGGTGTTGCACCGGATGTTGACGCAACGTATGTTCCGCATGCTGTTGACTCAACTGTATTCAGTCCTCTCTCTATTGAAAATAGACGAGAAGTCCGAGAACAGGTTATTCCAAAAGAAGATCAAGACAAGTTTATTGTTTTTTGGAACAATCGCAATGCACGTCGTAAACAATCCGGCACACTTTTATGGTGGTGGAAGGAATGGCTTGATAAGCGAGACTTGAATGATAAGGCGCAATTGATTATGCACACAAATCCATTTGACGCTCATGGACAAAACCTAAATACAATCGCACAGGAACTCGAGTTGAACAACCGACAAGTTGTATTTTCAACAAACAAGGTTGCACTCAAGGGCATGTCTGCATTTTACCTCTCGGCTGACTGCACCGTCAACATTTCTGATGCTGAAGGTTTCGGACTCTCTACTTTAGAGTCTCTTGCTTGTGGTACTCCAATCATCGTAAATATGACTGGTGGACTTCAAGAGCAAATCATGGGCAATGATGGTCCCTTTGGATTTCCTATTCACCCAACGTCAAAATCGATCATTGGATCTCAACAGGTTCCATATATCTATGAAGATCGGATTTCAAAAGCGCAACTACACTCAGCGTTAGATAAAATGTATGCATTGTCCCCAGAGGACAGACACGAACTAGGAATGAAAGGAGCAAAACATGTCCAAGAAAATTACAACTTTGAAAAGTTTGGAGAAAAGTGGGTCAATCTTATGCTTAAGGTTCATGAAGACCATGGTTCTTGGGAGACAAGGCAAGGTCACAGTGGAATCACTTTTAAGGAAGTCGCATGAGCAAAGACGAACTAAAAGTGTACACGGATAATGGCCAAATGAAAGTCTGGGCTTCTCGAGCATACACTAACATGCACATAAACGATGACTTCTATGATGGCGAGATCACATACAATGTACACGTCCGCCATTCGAGAGAGATCAACTCGGTAAAGCCCGGAAACCTTGTAACGACAAATGAAGGTGATATGGGGTTGGTTGTCGAGTGGGTCTCAAAAGACATGCAGGGCTTTGATGTGTACAAAGTGATGATAGAAGGAAAAGAATTATTATACTCAACGCTAGAATTAGCAATTATTGGAGACTAAATGAAAAAGAAAATTTTTGTAAGAGCACCTGCATTGAGTGCTACTGGATATGGAGAACAGTCTAGATTTGCTCTCCGAGCATTGAGATCACGAGAAGATCTCTTTGATGTCTACATTCAACCAATCCCATGGGGAAAGTCGGGTTGGATTTGGCAAGAAAACGAAGAACGTGAATGGATCGATGCTCGCATTGCCGAGACTCAAATCCTGTTGCAGCAAAAGAAGCTACAACCAGACATGTCCCTTCAGATCACAATTCCGAATGAGTTCCAAAGAATGTGCCCGATCAATATCGGATACACAGCCGGAATAGAAACAGATCGAGTATCGGGAGAATGGTTGCAAAAAGGAAATGAGATGGACAAAATTATCGTCGTGTCTAATCACGGTAAGTCCTCTTACGAAGGAACAACTGCTACATTGCAAGATGGTTCAGAGTATCGCCTTGAAACACCAATTGAAGTTGTTCATGAAACAACACCTTTGGCGGAAGCGGAAGAAATTCCGGGATTCAACCCTCGACATGATTTCAACTTCCTCGTTGTATCTCAGTTCGGCCCTCGGAAGAACTTCGAGAACACAATCAAATGGTTTGTAGAAAAATTTAAAGATCAAGAAGTCGGTCTTGTTTTGAAGACATGTTTCAAGGGCGGATCAACTATTGATCTAGAGCACACTGAGGGGCGCTTAAATGGCGTTCTACGCTTTTATCCTGATCGTAAGTGTTCTGTGTCTCTGCTTCACGGAGATCTCTCTGAGGGGCAAATGAGAGCCCTCTATGAGCATGATAAGGTCAAGTGTCTTGTTAACATTGCACATGGTGAAGGATTCGGCCTTCCATTGCTTGAGGCATCCCGATGTGCACTTCCAATTATTACAGTGCCTTGGTCTGGTCAAATGGACTTTTTGCGCCACGACGATGTAAATTATTTTGCTGCTGTTGATTACAAACTTGGTCACGTACATGCAGATGCAATATGGCCCAGCGTCGTAGAGAAAGATTCTCAGTGGGCTTATGCGGATGAAAACTCATTTAAGATGGCGCTACAATTAGTACACGAAAAGTGGGACAACTATAAGCAACAAGCCTCAGAACTTCAGGGAATTGTAAACACAAAGTTTAATGAAGAAGTTCTCTACGCTCAATTCTGTAACTCAATTATGGAGTTGGTATCTGAGCCTCAAACCGATGAGCAGAAACTGGCTTAGAAAGTTTTTTTAATAAAAGACTTGACGAACCATATCATTGGTGATATAATATACATATAAGATTATAGGAGATTATTATGGATCACAAATTATCAAATCAAGCTGTCGGAGCAATCATGATGGCGCTACAAAAATCACTACTAGAACAATCAGACATCACACCGGTGTTGCAAAACTTCCGAGTCCAAGTTGATGACTCGGGCCAATTAGTTATTGTAAACCCGCCAACTTTTGAAGTTAAAGATTCTATAAAGGTCGATAAGGATGCCTAGATACACTTACAAGTGTGATGATTGCCTTGAGGCATTTGATGTCGTTCACGGAATGAACGAAGAACATTATACTTGCGGGTTTTGTCATTCAGTCAAGATTCGCAAGGTTCCTCAAATGCCTCATGTGGCTCGTAAGCAAGGCACGAAGGGTAGCAAGGTAGGCGACGAAGTAAAGCGCGCCATAGAGGAAAATAGAGAGCTTCTAAAGGAAGAACGAAAGAAACGAGTGGAGTTACCTGATGACTAGTATAATACTTGGAGCCTGTCTAGGCGTATCCATAGTGGTGAATGTAGTGTTGATTCGACTTGCGAGTTGGCAATCAAAAGATCTTGCAATCGTCTCTGATAATGTCGGAGACCTCGTGGAGATTGTCGAAAGCTACCGAACCCATCTTAAGAAGGTTTATGAGCTTGACTCCTTCTATGGCGATGAGACTCTGAAAGGACTCATGGACCACACAAATGCAGTTAGAGCGCTATTAGAAGAACAATATGGAGAGGTTATATCAATAACTGACCCAATTGAATACGAAACACAAGAGGAACAAAATGCCGAGGAAGAGATCAGCCAAAAAGAAAAACATGTACTTTACGCAGGTACACGAAGACGCGATAGTTAAATACTGCTCGACAGATGATATGAAAACAAAGGAGCAATTATACGGCTCTCTGATCCAACCAGCCTTTTCACAAATGGTTGATAAGATTGTTTTTACATATCGTTTTACGACCTTACCAGACATCGATGACCTTCGAGAAGAATGCAAGGGATGGCTTGTAACCATCTTGGCGAAGTTTGACCCCAACAAAGGTCATAAGGCATTCTCGTATTTCTCAGTTGTTACAAAGAACTGGTTCATCCACAAGGTCAAGAAAAACAAGAAACGCCTCGAGAGGGAAGTATCGTATGACTCGGTCGATTATAATGTCGAGAGAGACCTTCTTGACAAAGGTGAATCATATCAAGACAAGACTATGCGTAAAGAGTTGATGAACAATTTAAAGGTTGAAATGGAATCGTGGAAACCGGACTTTCAAAAAGAGTCTGAAAAGAAAGTCTACGATGCTGTAATGATCCTCTTCGAATCTGCAGAAGACATTGAGATATTTAACAAGAAGGCTATATATCTTTACCTCCGAGAACTAACGGGCATGAATACAAAGCAAATCGTCGTCCAACTCAACAAAATGAGGTCCCGTTATAAAAACTTTAGAAAAGATTGGGACAACGGCGAAATTTAAAGTAGAACTAATTATTACCATGAGCAGCAAAGATATTATAGATGAAGCAATCACAAACATCAGGGAAGATCGTGAAACCACTCGCGAACTCCTTGATGATGCGATGCGATATTTAGCCCAAGACATGTCTCGACATAGAGACATAGGTCAAACCCTTGCGAAGTACGTAGAAACGCTTCAGAGGTCAAATGAACAGCTTGTGAAGATATGTGGACTATTATCAAAGAATGAAAAGACTGAGGAGTTGACCGATAAAGATTTTGCTCAAATATTTGACGAAATTCAAGATTCGGAGAAGAAGTAGTGAGAAAATATGTCCCAAGGTCGATACAAAACATCCACGACAGAACCGAAGCCCGCAACGAAAGCATCACAGAAAAACTGTATACAGAAGATCTGGCTACAACTTTCGAAGTAACCATTTACACATCTTTGAGTCCTGAGACAACAACTCCAATAATAGATTGCAATGCATCCAACAACGAATTGGGCTACCATATCTGTAGTGCTAGATCAAAAGCGGGACACCACGACAACCTAGAGTTCCCAGAGGTTGCTAAAACAAGAGACGAATATGAAAAGTTTAGAAACGCTCATTTCCAAGCAATCATAAAAAAGTCTGATATAGAAAAAACGCCTCAACAAGGAGATGTGTGGCTTGCGACTCACAATGGCGGAAACCTCGTTACTCTTGTATCAAAACAAAGAGAAGGGACGATAGTCACCGAGTTCAAAAAAGATGGACCAGCAAGGAACGCACATGCAGCAGGCAATGAACCAGCACAATTGAATGCTGATTATTCGGAAACATCGACAGAACAAGAAAACATGATGGATAGAAATAAAAAGTCTAGAGATATTTTAAAAGACCAGTTAAAAGGAGAGTTCGAGGCTCAAGGTATAACATTCCATGTAACCAGTGAAGTTAGAAATGTTGACAAACAGGCGAATGTTTTGAAAAAAATGTATACAAACTCTGGTAGAGAGGAGGTCTTGAGCAAGTATGGTAGAACAGGAACTGGAAAAGAAATAGTTCAAGCAATTGAAACAGGCGACGATGTAGCTTTGAGAGTAGCTGCTCAAAAATCAACAAGACACTTAAGAGGCTTAGCCTTGGACATCAGAACGCGAAACCTAACAAACGAACAAGTCAACAAAGCGATAAATATTATCAAAGGTTTGGGCCTGCGTTATATATTAGAACAAACGAAGACGGGATGTTGGGACAAACCAGGAACCAACGTAACAAACGTTAAGAGACTTGCATCGGCTGGCGGTGGCCCCGGCGAACCTTGTTATGCTGAACATCTTCACGTAGATATACCGGAGGGCTACGGATCATGAAAAACATAAACTACAAAAGCAAAGCAGCATATAATGCGATATTTCACGTGAACCGATGCAAGATCGAAGAGGAAATAGACCTTATGACCGAAGATAGGTTAGATGAATGTGTCGGAATATTTCTAACGAACAACGAAGAATCGATGCCGGTATTCGCACCCGTTGGTTCATGCGAGAAAGTCATCTCTAGAAAAGTATCGGAAACTGGTGACCATTCCGGCGCTAGAATTGTACTAACAAGAGATAACCATGGACACAGAGCGACGGGTGTCGGTGGTGCTGGTGGAACTAAATGTGAGGCGATAGATATCGTTGCTGGATCGCTCTCCTGCGCAAAAGAAATTAAAAGAGGTAACACTCAATCTAGAGCAAATTTTGCTGAAGACGGCGCTAGACTATATCTAACTGAGCGCGGAGATGTAAATGCATACTTCGCAACAGCCAAGTCAGATACTGCTGGAGTTTACGCATCCTCTAAACTTAAATCGGGTGCTGGACTAAAATCTGATCACACTTTAATCATAGGTCGAGAAAGAGTTAGAATCCTCGCTGGCGTATCAAAGTATGACGGTGGTGAGAGACTAACAACAGGAAATAAACCAGCAAAACCAATTATTGAAATAGGAGCAACATCCTCAGAAAGACACCACAAGGCAGTTCTCGGAGACAATCTGGTAGAGTACCTAAAGGAAGTTAATGATGCCGTGTCTTCTTTAAACAAAAAAATAGCATCAGTCGAAATTGATTTGTTGCGATACAAATTCGCTATGGCTAAACACGTACATGCTGGGGTCGGACAGGGAGTTATTGTAACCTTCCCAGATTTCTCATCAGCAGTCCCAGCGTTCCTAGAGTCTGTACCAGATACACTGAACAATATTACATCAACAATAGTGGATGAATACAATCAAGTTATGCTAGAACTAAAATACTTTGGTATGCCGAAGTTCGGCATTGAAGGGTCCAAAGATCACAAGATCCTCAGTTCAACAGTTTACATAGGAGAGTGAAATGTCCGAGAGCAAATTTAAACATTTACAGAAAGAAGTCTGTGATCCAGAATTGGAGGCTCCTCCGCTAAAGAAGCTTTGTGCACCTTGTGTTCCCAACCAAAGTTATGTTGAGCCCGACTGGGAGTTCATAGAAGTAGCAGAGCCCTATCTGAATGAGAAGCAGTGCGAATATCAAATCACTGTAACTGTGAATAAATTTGGAGACTCATTTACAGCGAGAGAACTCAGAGAACTTAGAGGGAGACAAGAAAATTTCCGTTCTCGAGAAGCACTCTTGAGATCATTCGTTCATCCTGCGATAGTCCTTGTGTTAGAAGAATACGGTAAACTGGTTGCTGATCAGATAATTTGTGCGACATTTCCGAGCATCGATGGAGAACCAACAGAGATTATATCGGAACTCGACTCGTTCGAAGGAGCCTTTGTCAAGTTGCTAGAACAAGAAGTTGACGACACAAGAGTTAGATGCGCAGACTTTGGAACATACTCCTTTCAAGAGATTGATCCATCAGAGCCATTTGACTTTCAAAGAACAATTGTTCAAATGGGATCCAATGATGAAATACAAAATCCGTTTGCCTTAGAGCTTTATGCAAGAGTCAATGATTTTTATATTGACCCAATTGAGGATATATTGAAAGTCCACATCGGAATACCAGCATTCATTATGGATCAAGTACCAGAACTTCCTTCGAAAGAAGAGTTGGAAGAAGAAGCCCTCGCGACAAGAAAAGAAGTTGTTTTAAAAGTCGATAAGTTGTTTGGGCAAATGACAAGATTGGATTCATCCCTTAAGATCTTCGGAAAGTACCAGTCTTATTTTTACCAAACCCAAGATGGCTTTCTAAAATTCAAAGAATCCGAGAAAAGCTTTTATGCGACAAGAATGTCTTCAAAAGTAGACCAGTTTTATTCTGACCTCAAGCAACTCGCAAAGAAGAATAAGGTGAACATCCGATCAAACATTCCTAGCGTCATGATGTTAAATGCAGACAACATTAGAATAGAATTCAAGACTGGTCCGAACGGAAATCCATATGTAATTAAGGCAATCTATGTTTGGAAAGAAGGTTGCGAAGAAAAAAAGCTTAGAAAGGGAATCAAGAAGTTTAAGAAAATGTACGACAAGAAGCCAACGGTGATGAATTACATTGCTAAGTTGGACACCATCGATATGACGCTACAAGCGAGAGAGACTCCGCCATGGTTAGACTTCCTTGTGAAATATACATATCCACTTATCACTGTGGATTACGGCTCTCTGAATATGCAATCCGTTGGAGATACCCTAGGAAAGTGCGTTGAAGAGAACGCTAGAGAATTTGGAGGAGAACTCCGAGATTACATCCTCAATGAAGCCTTGTCATTTATGGACTCTCTGTCTTTCCAGTACTCATCAGCCGCCTCTTGCGAAGAACTGTATTCAACAGAAAATCAGCCAGAAACTAAAGAGTTCGAAGAAATTGATTATGGCTTGGGAGAAGGTCGAGACGCAAGAAGGAGAACCAAGGATCGTCAAGAAGCCCAAGGATATACCGAAGAAGAATTGAGCAAAACTAAGCAAAGTCTAGAAGACTTAAGAGGACGAAAAGAAGATCAACTAAAAGCTAAAAAACAAGAACACGATATTAACAAGGCTAATTTAGATGTAATATCAAAAGACGTGGAAGCTGGAATACGAAATGAAAGTGAACTAACTGGTTTAAAATCAAAAACTATGGACTTGAAAAAACAGGTGGAACGATTGGAACTATCTTTATCCCAGACTGAATCATCATTGTCCGAAACAAACTATAGACTTAGAGTTATCAATCAAGAAGACGGCGACAAAATTTTAAAAAGACAAGACAGGATTTCTAGAAAAGCTGCAGCGAAAAAAGCTCGCCGGACTGCGAAGGCTCACCCATATGCAAAGAAAGCTGCGAAGATAGCCATGGACGACATCAAGAAAAGCGATACGCTCTTGTCGTCTTTGATCGATTGGGAAAAATATGAAGCAGGTGGAAAGTTAACTCGAAAGAAGCTTGAAGCCAACATCGGAGATGAAGACTTCTTAAAAGATGTTTTATCCAGATTATCAATTTGCGCAGCAAATGAACTAACTGTCAATGCGGTCCGTTGCCTGTTTTCCGGAGTAACAAAAGAAAGAGCATTCGACAAGATGTTCAGATCAGCCATGAGAGCAATGGATATGGATGTATTTGGCTTCTTTATTGGAGGATTACCACCCGATGCTCAATCCGAACTACGTCAAAAATTTGAAGCAGAGTTTGGAAACATTCCCTTACCTTGGGAAGAAGAGTATGAAAGCGGAGCCAACAAAGATAATCAGTACAAGACATACTTATCTTCAAAGAATGTTCCTGAGAAAAACACTTTGAGGCAAGAAAAGAGAGTCTTAAAGAGTCAAATTCGAGATTTAGAAAAAACTATTGGAAAAGAAGACACAAAGAAGATAGAGCAAATAAATGATTTTCTGAAATCAGACTTATCAAGAGTACCCGACATTCTAATAGAGAGTGCAAAAAAAGAACTGTCGGAAATCATCAACGAACCAGAGTATACTCGATTGATCGAATTTACTGAAAGACTTAGAAAAGTAGAAGCTGAAATTTCAGAATTACCAACAGACATAGGTACAGCAGAGGATCTAAAGTCTCTATCTGATGAAGAGAAAAACAAACTTATCGAAGAGCAAAAGAAAGCACAGGGAACATTTGGGACTGCACTTGGAAATATTCAAGAAGAAGTTGTTGATGCGTATATCGAATACATCTTTGACGTGATGAATATTGACCAGATCGGACAAGCCATGTCTGAGGTTCCCGGAGGAACATTGGTCTTCAACACTCTAGATCAAATATTCAAATGCTCTTCTCAAGGATTGTTCAATCCACCAATTAAAAGTTTCTTGTCTTCTTTCGCTTTAGATGTTTGTGGCCCAGATCGACACGTTGGATTGTCAATCCCATCTAAAATGAAAGAGATCGAAATTCCGGAATTTAGCAAAGCATTCTTTATCAAAAAACTCAAAAATGCTTTTATAGCGAAGATGGAAACGGTGATAACGAAAGTTATAACGATGCTTCTTCTCAAGCTTTTCGAGTCTATCGATAATGCGCTTTGTAAATCTTTGAATGCCGTCGGTCAAGCAGCAATTGGAACCCTTACTGGTGGCTCCGGTGCTAGCATGAGCGATGCATTCGCAGATGCCTTTTGTCCTGATGCGGATGAGAATGAATTGGACAACGTTCAAAAGAATCTATTTGGTAACGCTCTCGGAAAAGGCGCGGCACCTGACTCTGCTTACGACTGTTTGTTTAAAGCAGTCAATGGTACAATGTCTAAGAGAGAAATCATTGATCTATTAACAAGTACTCCAAGTAACATGGATGAAGCAACTGTTGGCAAGTTTGCTCTTTTAGTGAATTCTCGATGCCCTGAGCTATCCGATCTTCTTGGAGATCCCGAAGATGTGAAGGATGCCTTTGGTTCAATGGGAAGGAATATCCCACCAGAACTCAAAGATTACCTCAGAAATCAAAATGAAACCGACCTCGACGCTCCGATTTATGACGCGATCTGTCTAACTCAAGATGAGCTTGACTTGTGGAATGCTAATAGAAAGCAATTGTATCTAGATAACGGTCTAGATGAGACTACCGCTGATGAGCTCATAAATAAAGCTAACGACCGCGCACTCGATAATCTTGGTGCTCTATCGGACATCGTTCAAAAAGGCCCTCAAGGCCTATTAGAGGAAGCGATAGACGCTATTTTGAAACAACCCGACCCCGGATGTGCTAATGATCCTGCTGCAATTATAACAGAAGACGAAACTCTAGCAGCAGAAAAGGCCGACCTATTCAATGATTACTTTAAGAGAATTGAGAAGAAATTTCTTCAAGACCTCATCGGAGAAAGATCTTCGCTTATTGGAAACATCTTGATTGATACGGAAGGTAATCATTTGCAACAACACAACCGACAAGTGAAAATTGGAGACAGAACGGTATTCTTCGCAAACTATGTCGATACGGAACAACAGTGGGATGAGCGAGAAGAAAATGCAAGTAGATTCAAGAAACTGTTCATGGAAGAAGATAAGAGGAGAGGGATGGTCCCCGAGACTGTTGGAGTTTCCATGTTGAATCAACTAAAGGAAATTGGCTTTAATTACAAGACCAACAAGGATGAGTCCCAACTAAAACTTGAATTTGAATCCACAGACTTTGAACTGTTCAGAGATACAACTGTAGACACTGTATTGACTTACAAGCTTAATCACAACAAGAAGTCAACCCAGAGAGCTTTTGTTCGAGAAAATATTCACAATCCTCCATTCAAGCCAACTAGCGATGTTGTTCTTAACGCTCGCAGAAATCAAGTTTTCGAGGATGAGCAAGTATCTGGTGTGAACTACAATGTGGTCCCCAATGAGATAAAGGCATTCTCAAATTTATTAAAGAGAAGGTCGAACTCTTCATCTTCAATTGCAAATTCTAAAATGATGGCTTTGTTTGACAACTTAAACAACAAGACATTGTCTGTTATACGAAACGCAATTGTCGAGACTCCCAGGGGCGATACTCCTGTCGGGTTTAACTATGGCTATGAAGATGAACAGACCATCGGATTTGAAGATCTGACTTATGTTGATCCAGACGCAGATCCAAATAACGACAGCACTTGGGACTATACCTTCGATGAAGAGGATGCCGTCCTAGGCAAGTCCGCCACAGAGAATCCAAGAGTCCACTTCCTAGACCCAGCCGTACATGGCGGTCGATACAAGTTCCCGAAGATCTATATTGAACCAGCAACTTATAATGGGTGGCTAGGGGCCATAAGAACATTTATTCCTCAAGTACAAACTTGTGAAGATAAGGATAATGGATTCTTGAATATGACTGAGATAGCTAAGAGAACAAAGCAAGTTGAATCAACCCTACCTATCGACTCTCGTATGAGTCAACCATTGGAGTGTAGACTCGAAGTACCATACGACAGGCAAATAATGCCGGCAAACCATGGATTAATTGAAGGCATCGTCATTTCAACTGTCCGAATGTATGCGACTGAATTTATGGTCCGCTCCTTTCCTGTGTTTGGGTCGATACAATTCAATGAACACAACTACGACTCTTTAATCTCTAAAGCTTTGGCTGACCATATGCAAACTGAAATGTCTGACTCTGGTTTGTTTGCGAATATATCTCGCCTCGCATATTACCTTCTTTTTCTCGAGCAGTCCGTTCAAGTCGTACAGCGACAAATCATCGATGGCCTCATGGTCGAGACCGAAGAAATGAAAGAGGCTTCGAAGATAATCAACCGAGCCCAAAACAATTATGAAAAACTGAAGGCAGTAGATCTTATATCCGGAAACCTTAGCTCAGATACACGCAAGCAATTATCTAAAGGGACCAGGATATTAGCATACGGCAACAAGTGGGAAACTAAAGCGTACGACGACTTTACCAAACTCAGAACTTTAAATGGTTATAAAATCAATCTTGCACGCAAGGTCGCAGTAATACATACCACTCAGAACGCCGCAGAGGTGTTTCTAGCCGCTTTGGTTTCAAAGGAAACCTCTACCCTATCCAAGAAGTTAAACCTCAACCTGAGGCCACGTCCACACGTATATAACATACAAAGATATATGCTCTCAACGGAAGGCATTGTAGACCAATCAGATATCAAAGCTGGATTTGCATCTGTCGAACAAGAAGTTATTGAAGGTGGATCTCAACCGGATTACGGAAGCATTATCGACTGTGCTGGGGAAGACTTGCAAAGCCCTCTGGGTTCTGTCTCCAAAACTCTCGAGGACATAAAAAAGACTGGCTTCATGTATCTAGAGAAGTACGTGAGAGTGATAAACAAAGATTCCACAGAACAGGTCATGAAGATATCTGAGTTTCAACAGATGATGTCTGATAGGTCCACATATGATGAAGAACTAAGGCTATCGGATTACTTCGGGAATGCGTTCACAGTATCGAATACTGTGCAGGGCTCAATAGGTGTAAAGTTCGGAGTTAGACTGATGATGTGTCTGGATAAGCATATCGGGCTACAGCCAAACCTAGAGACATCTGTAGAGAGAATACCTTCCTCAATGACTTCGGGAGAAGAAACTTTTGGAGTTCTATGTTTCCCAGTTGCCTCATATGAGTTGGACTTGATGGACGAACAAATAAAGGACTTAGATCTCGAGGATCCACACTTGGGCGAAGACATTAAGTGTTATGTAGATCAATTGACGGAGACCGAAGATTATAAGATCTTGTTTGACAAAGTTATCAAGACACGTTCATTCTGCTCTTTGTTCGGAATCTATTCCTTTCAAAACTTCATCAATGCCATTGGTCAAGTAGAAGTTGAAGACGAGGCTCGAAAAATCATGATCAATGATGGATGGAAAAAAAGAATTTTTAATGATACCAAAAAGATATTAAGAAAACAGTTTGGATCCGTTTATAATTCTCAAGATGATGAAGGCGGAAAAAGGACCTCATCTAATAGAACATCGAATATTGATTTCCTTAGGAATTTAGTGCCCGACATCTATTTAAACATTAAGGGCGTAGGTTTCCTGAAAAGACTAAGGATTGTCGATGCGAATCCATTCGATGAAGATGGTAAACCTTGCGTTAATGAGTTTCAAAAAATGTTTGAGGATTGATCAATGCCTTTGTCGATAATATTTCCAATAGATATGAACAGTGATACGAACGCTGGTATACACGGTCACTCCAATGACGACACGACGAGCGCTATTAAGCAAAACATGAAAATGTTATTATTGACTCGAAAGGGTGAGTATGTGTTTGACCCAAACTTTGGAGTTGGACTACAAAATTACTTGTTCGAGAATGATGCGACAATTTCAATTCCTTTAATTGAAGGTGAAATACGAAGCCAATCTGCAACTTATATGCCTTACGTTCGGATTGATGGAATAAACATTCAAATCGATTCAGCCAATCAAATATTGAGGACTCAAATAAGATTCAGATATAACGGCATAAGTATTCCAGAGCTTTTTGAGGTCGAGGTGTCTTAAAGGTCAATCGCTTTTACTGGATCAACTATTTAGTTGTTGATGAGGGTCCCATATGTCTAAACAAAAGAAAACGCCAATTAAGTATACTAGTCGAGATTTCGACACAATCCGAGAGGATCTAATAGAACACGCAAAGCGATTTTATCCGAACGAGTGGAAAGACTTTTCGAAGTCAACCATAAACTCTCTGTTGGTGGATTCTGTTGCTTATGTTGGAGATGTACTGTCTTACTATCTAGACTATCAAGCAAACGAATCGTTCTTAGATACAGCGATCGAATTCAACAATGTTAGAAAGCACGCTAGATCTCTAGGGTTTAAGTATGCTGGTGCTCCGAGCACAAATGGCACCATTGCTTTATTTTGTATGGTACCTGCGAATACTGATGGTACAGCTCCTGATTTTGACTACATGCCTCTTGTTCGCAAGGGAGCGTCATTCTCCAGCTCAAACGGAGGAAACTTTATTCTTACAGAAGACGTCAACTTTGGTGATGCCTCAAATGAAATTGTAGCTGCACGATTCGACAACACCACCGGTGGTACAACATTCTTTGCCGTCAAGGCACACGGACAAGTATCTTCTGGTGTATTCTCTAGGGCAACTGTTGATTTGACCAACTCTTCTTTCGAAAGATTTAAGAGAGTCCGAGTTGGTGGAGATAATGTTGTCGAGATTATTGATGTAGTTGATACCGATGGTAACAAATATTATGAAGTGGACAATCTATCTCAAGAAGTAGTGTTCGAAGAGACCACAAACAGAAACGCAACGACAGAAGGCGTTAGAAGTATATTGAAGCCTTTCTCAGCTGCACGACGCTTTGTAGTCGAGCAAGATGATACCGGTACATACCTACAGTTTGGTTTCGGCTCAGAGTCATCAGACGAAGATGAATTGGTTGATCCAGCAAAAGTCGCAATACAAATGCACGGAAAGTCTTACGTTTCAAATCTAAGATTTGATCCATCAAAGCTTGTGGGTACAACAAAGCTCGGCATCTCTCCGTCTGGTACAACATTGACGATTATTTTAAAATCAAATGATTCCAATTCGGCAAATGCAGCGGTAAACACGATAACCAATGTTTTAAATTCTAGCTTCAAGTTTCCAAATGAAATAGCTCTCGTTCAAACCAAAAAGAATTCTGTAATTGGCTCTCTCGAGATTACCAATGAAGAGCCGATCGTTGGCTCTACAGAGCAGATGACGACTGAAGAACTCAAGCAAAGAGCCAAAGGCTACTACACCACTCAATCTAGAGCTGTTACTCGACAAGACTATGAGTCAATGATTTACAACATGCCTAACAAATTTGGTATCATAAAGAGAGTGAGTGTAATAAATGACCCTTCTGCGACAAACAGGAGAGCAGCAATCTATGTTATCTCCGAAGATGAGAATGGAAAGCTCACAACAGCTAGCTCATCATTGAAGACAAACATGAAAAACTGGATCTCTCAATATAAAGCGATGAATGATGTTGTTGATATCTTCGACGCAAAGATTGTTAATTTTGGCGTTGACTTCAAAGTGGTTCTCGACACAAGATTCAAGGACATCAACATTGTCGGCAGATGCAATACAGCAATTAGCGAATACTTTTCAAACCAGCTTTATATCGGAGAGCCAATATACATCACAAGGCTCTATTCCATACTGGGCAAGGTCGAAGGCGTAGCTGATGTGAAAACCGTGAGAGTCACACAGAAACGTGGAGCGAACTATTCTTCTACCAACATAAACTTTGACGAAGCAATGTCGGCAGACGGTACATACATCGTAACTCCGAAAAATGCTATTATGGAATTGAAATTTCCAAACCGAGACATTAAGGGGACTCTAATCCGATGATCAAACGATACTTTGCAACGAAAGACAACACAATCTCAAATGCTTTTGAGTCCAACTTGACAACCCGAGCAGTCTCTGCTAGTATGGGACAATCAGATATTCTCGAGGTCTTTAGTATCTACGGTCAAGTGTCTAGTTCTAGCGGTTTCTCAGCGGAAGAAGCCAGAGTTTTAATTGAATTTGATTTGGTACAAATCGCAGCAGATAAGGCTGCTGGAATCATTCCTTCAAACGCAAAGTATTTCCTGAGACTATTCAATGCAGAACATGGGATGACTGTCCCAAGAGAATATAGTCTCGAAGCTCATGCGGTAGATGGCGGATGGCAAGAAGGTTATGGCTTAGACATGGAAGACTACAGCGACCTGTCTTCCGGCTTTGGTTCAAACTGGACTGTAAAGTCTGGCTCCAATGCTTGGACTGCACCTGGCGGAGACGTTCATGCTGCATCTTCCACAACCCAATCTTTCAGCACAGGTCTGGAAGATTTAAATGTCGAGGTAACAACTCAAGTTGCTGAATGGCTTGATTCTCGATCAAACGACGGTTTCTTGGTCAAGTTACCTACTGCTTTGACTGGTCAACAAAGATCGTACTACACAAAGAAGTTCTTCGCTAGAGGAACTGAGTTCTTTCACAAGCGACCCTGCCTAGAGGTTCGATGGGACTCAACAATACAAGACGACAGAATTAACTTCTACGCCTCTTCATCTCTCGCACCTGCTGCAGACAACATCAACACCCTATATCTATACAACTATCACCGTGGACAACTTGCTAACATTCCAGACGTTGGAACTGGGAAGATATACGTGGACTTATACGAGACCCTAGGAGGTACAGCGTTGACCCAATGTGTAGACACTCCGGCAACCGGAGGATACGTTGAGACGGGAATTTACACCGCTAGCGTCTGCGTTAGTACAACAGCATCAACTATCCACGATGTGTGGCGCAGTGCAAACGCCTCAACAGTATTGACTTTCGGACCAGGAATTCCATCCGATGGACCATTAGCAATAACCTTCGGAGCACTTGGAGCCTTCACTCTCACTTTTAACAGTGCAGCAGGCTCATCCGATGCCGATATCGGATCTGATAAAGCAGCAACAATTGACCCATCAGATGAAGGAAGTTCAGCTGCTAATGCTCAAAAGGTAATGGTGCTGTTGAGAGACGGCGTTACCGGAGACGGAATTAAGAACGCTTATGATTTCGCATATGATGACTCAAGTGTTAACGCTGAGACTGTGACGATTACTGCTAAAGAAAGAGGTTCGACTCACAACATCACTGTGACTGAATCATTGAGCAACATCTCTTCTACTGTGACAAATGGAAGTGATACCAACTACCACACAGGAAGCATCGATGTAAAAAGCGCGACTGCCTTATCATCTGCACCAGACAATCATCTTGTGGTATCAGTGTCCAACAATCGCAACTTCCACTACACCGAGCAGACCAGCCGGTTTTACTTTTACATTAGACAGAAGAAATGGAGCCCTGCGATCTTTACGACCGCAACGACAACTCCAACAACTGAAGTGTTCGAGAACCTTCATTTTAAAATTATTAAGGTTGTTACAGATGAAACGATCTTTGACTACGACACCACAAACAATTCGACTTTGCTCTCATACGACTCTAGAGGGAACTATTTTGATTTAGACATAGGTATGTTAGAGCCAAACTACACTTATCAAATTGAGTTGTCTCTTTACAATGTCGCGACAAAGACGTATGAACAACTATCCTTCAAGCACAAGTTTAGAGTGGTGAACAATGAGTATTAAAAATCTTTTCGGTAAAACTGTAACAAATTACGAAGATGTAGCAAAAGACGTTGAATCAACAGACTTCATTGACGAAGTCGTTGCCAAGCGCGAGACATATCTTCCTCCAATCGATTTCTCTGATCCTGCGAACTTCGTATTCTACGGATCTGCAGAGCTTTACTACGAAGCCGCCATCAAGAGAATTTACGAAGACTACCCTTACGATGGGTCGAAAGCTGAACAGATTGACTTTGAAGAGAAGTCGTCATTCCTAGAGCGCTGGTTGTTCGAGAACAAATACCCAAAAACTACCGGACATGTTGAGCTTGGCTCCACCACAAACATAACGGGAAAGACAGTTAATTACTCGACAACCTCAACACCAGAATATATTGAAGTTCACGGTGGACTACACATCAGCTCGAATGCTACAAACTTAGATGAGCATCTTGAGTACTCAGCTCGCTATGACGAAGCCAATAATAGAACGCAAAACTTTAATTGCGACTTTGTGAACAAAGGGATCACAATAGAATTCTGGATGAAGAAGGCTTCTTATGATGCATCTAATGAGCCAAAAGAAGTTATATTGGATCTTTGGAATGGTGTAGCTCGTGGGACAACCGGATACTCACGAGTTTTCCTTGAGACGCTTGACAACAGTGGTGCGAAAGAGATGGCCCTAACGATTGCTTCAGGCAGCACATCTGCTACAACTACTTTTACAATGGGGACAACTGAGACCAACTGGAATCATTATGCACTTTCTGTATTCGAGGGATCCTCAATTGGAACAGTTAGGTTTTACACAAACGGTGCAGAGACTGCATCGACCACTCTAGCTTCTCCTTTTACAACGCTACCTGGTCGCCTAGATGGCTTCATCGGAGCAATGCAGACGGAAATAGGCTCCGGGGATGGAGCAGCGAATGGCGGTAAACTATCCGCTCAACTTGACGAGTTCCGTTTCTGGAAGACTCGAAGAACTTCGAGACAAATCAAACTAAACTGGTTCCGCGAGATTGGCGGTGGAGCCAACACTGACGACAACACTTCGGATCTTGGCGTATACCTAAAGTTCAACGAAGGTATTACCGGAACAAATTCAATTGACTCAACCGTCCTTGATTACTCTGGTCGTTTGGCTAATGGTACATGGACGGGCTATCCTGGTTCCTCAGCAAGATCGACAGATTCTGCAATGACCTTGTCTGGCTATGCTGAAGCATCAACTCCAATCGTCTACTCAAGCCACCCAAGCGTTGTATCTCTCGAAGCAGAAATGACTCTTAGTGGTTCAGATTATGACGCTGGTCGAGGTCAAGCATTCTATAGGTCACTTCCAAACTGGCTTGTCGAAGAGGATCAAGAAGAAGGCGACGAGAACCTAAGAAAGATATCTCACATCTTGTCAAGTTACATGGATACCTTGAGAGTCCAAATCGACTCACTCAGCAAATTACAAGACAAGCAGTACGTTTCTGCTAGCTATAAGGCTGCTCCATTCGCATCGGAACTTCTAACAAACAAAGGCTTTACAACAAGCGAGATGTTTCTGTCTTCAGAAGTATTCGAATCTTTCTCCAGTATTGACTACGGCTCTGGACAGTTCGACCTCAATATTGACGAGATAAAGAATTTAATATATACAAACATCTACAACAACCTCGAGAACATCTACAACACAAAGGGAACCGAGAAGTCAATCCGCAACCTTATCCGATGCTTTGGTATCGACGATGAATTAATCAAACTGAACCAGTACACAGACGGAGGAGTACAATATCTTGGAGACAAGTATCGTTCAACATCTGTTAAAAAGAAATACGTAAATCTCAACAATGTGAACCATCTCTCAGGGACCATGTACCAAAGTGGCTCTCTAACGTTCATTTCTGGGTCCTCCTCTGGCTCTGTAGCGGCTTTTACAATGGAAGCCGACATAGTAGTGCCCCACAAGCCGAAACTCGGCGAGAGTGGATATTTCGCAACCCCATTCCTATCTGCATCTGTAATGGGCTTCCACGAAGCGATTCCATACTTCTCGGCAAACTACACATGGTGGGCAACGGAAACTGCAACAGCCGCCGCCACAGGTCAAATAACCCTGAACAATACCGCCGCTGTTTCAACATGGGAAGGCGAAACAATAACTTTGACTGATGCGCGCGGACTAATAAGAACTTATGAATTTACAGCAACAGGAACCGGAACTAGTGGTAACCTATTGTCCAATGGCAATGTGGAAGTAACAATTGCCGCTTTATGGCTAACCACCAGGAACCTCCGCGACGCAATCAACAATATAACAAATGGTCACGGAAATACAATAACAGCAACATGGACATCTGCATCTCCAAACTACAACATTGGTTTGACACAGGTTTTTTCCGGAGCAACCGGAAACACTACCATAACTTCAACATTTTCTACATCAATAATTACTCTCACACACTTCACTGGTGGTACGTCTACACTCGCAGAGGCTCGAGATCTTCAAGTATATCTTGTTCGAGACTCTCTCGAATCCGATAATGCGAAGTTCGTCGTAAAGAACCAAACCGAAACAATCTATGCAGAATCAGATCTCGTGTACGACATTTACGATAACGATCACTACAACGTTGCCTTGAGAATTAAGCCTCAAACCTATCCGTACGCTGGTAACGTCACAAATGCAACACCAAGCTACGATATTGAGCTTTACGCGGTGTCGCACAACTTTGACGAATTGAAAGAAGAGATCCTCATTACAACCACAGTAAACAATGCAACGGGATCTGCATACATGCAAGCACCAAAGCGAATCTACGCTGCATCTCATTACGAAAACTTCACAGGCTCACTCCTGCAAAGAACCGACCTAGAGTTTGGACGTGTATCTGCATGGCTTGATTACTTGCCTAACTCTTCAATTCAAGAGCACAACAAAGACGTAATGAACTATGGTAATCACAAATCTATTGACGGATCAACAGCATTTGCAATCGACGATATAGAAATACCAACAATGGACTTGTCAATCCTGAACTGGGACTTCGACACAGTCACAACCTCGGACTCTTCCGGAGAGTTCGTAATTGAAGATACCACATCTGGATCTTCCGACACAATCTACGGTTGGGTGGACAACCTCATCCGTCGTGAACATGACGGTAAAGGCGACAACTTCCCAACGTCATCAACAGCATTTTTGGAAAACGAGTTCCTCTATGCTAGCAAGAAGCAGTTGCCCGAGACCTCATTCAACACACACAACATCTATATCAAAGGCGAACAGGAGATCAACTTTGGCGAGGATGACGATGTAAGCGATAACCTATTCGTTCTTGAGAAGTCTCCCGCTGCTATTGTATCCGAGGAGATGCTAAAGCTATTCTCGACAACTCAAGAGTTCTCGAACTTGTTTGGACGTCACGTAGATCGATATCGAATCGAATACAAAGACATTGCGAAAGCAAGACAATTGTTCCACCAGAGAGTTGATACGGGTCTTGACTTTGACAAGTTCTTTACCTACTTCAAATGGATCGACCAATCAATCTCTGAGATGATCAATCAATTGATACCAGCATCGGTTAACTTTGCCGGTGGAGTTGTTGACGTTATCGAGCCGCACATTCTCGAGAGAGACAAGTACCAACGACAAATCGGACTCCTTCAGACAGTTACGTCGACAGAAGCGTCTATCCGAGGTGTTCAAGAATTGAACTACAACTGGAGAATCGGACATGCGCCTGTACCAGGTCCAATCGACAACAGCAAGCTTACCAACTCCTTGTGGAGAATGGAGAGACAAGAGAGAACAGGCATAACAACATCTCCAGCAATCGCCGGTGTACAAGCCGAAAACGTAAGACAGGTCATTGTTCGACAAACAGATCAAGAATTCACAAACCCAATAAAACTATCAGGTTCGACTGCTGCAACAGCATTGATTATCACCGTTCCTGAAGGGGCATTGAATGATACAAAAGACTTTACACTAACAGACGCAGCTGGTATTACGACAACATATAACATTTCTACAGGTTTAGCAATCAGTAACAATACTGATGCCTATATTCCCGGAGGTCAAGACGGAAAAGGACCGGCAGGTACAATCACAATTGGAATGCTTGGTGCAACCCCGGCAACAGATGTTAGAGATCAAATTATTACAAGAATTAATGCTGGTACCTCTATAGGATTCACAGCCACCACCTCAGGCGATAATGTGCTTGTGACTCAAAACACTCTAGGGTCAATAGGTAACACAGTAATCACACAACCAGACGGAGCTACTGGCCTAACCATACCAACTGAATTCACAGGTGGCTTTGGTGATGCCCCGGGCGTTTATAACGGAAGAACTTATGCAACTCGAAGATTCTCGAGACCTTATCGTGCGAAAATAGAATTCGCCGACACAATCCACGGTGGAACAAACTACGTTAAAATCAAAGACCGTGATTTGTTGAGATCTGGTATTGGTCTGCACTCCGCCATGGGTTCATCGGGTGCGCCATCAAACATTATCACAATTGGTGCCGGAACTGGATTTGGCTTGAACGTCGAAGAGGTTTCAAAAACCCAAGACCAGCTAGGACCATCAGAAAAAATAAGATATGATGGCTTCGGTATCTTCGGTAAGTTCACGGAACTTAACGGAGTAGGTTATGGACCTTTGTCTTCCGATGATGATTATACTTCCAGAAGAAAGATTTGCAACGTCTTCTTAGGCAACATAGTCTCAAGTAGCGTTGCTACCGGATACAACGAAGTAGTTAGTGCAAGCTTTAAGCCCGGTGTCAACATCGTCAATCTGCACTCGGATACGACCGATATCTCAAATGAGATCGCAATCCAAGGACCTTTCACTGAAAGATGGGTCGGAGGTCACCAACATAGACACACGGCTCTCAATAGCGTTGGGAAACTTAGAAATCACACCAGTACCGTTCCTAATGACTTGGATAGCGAGTTCTCGCGACCAGAAGGGTATCGACTGCTTTTGGGAAAAAATCCGCTACTTGCACCAAGTGGATCAGACAGAGATAAAATTGATGGTAACCCCGATGATGGAGCACTCGGTTTCACATCACCAGACTACGGTATCGGTAATGATGGTAATTTCCCAGATGAACAAAGAATGTATTCAATCTTCTATCGTGAAGAGCGAGCAAAGCGTCCGGTTAATATCAAGAACATTCAAACAACAACGTCCTCCGTATATCACGGAAACTACCAACATGAGTATGAGGTACTCTCAACATTCGGAGACCAAGGTTACTTCTTAAAGAGAGCAGGGAATCTTTTACCAGAAGCTATATCATTGACTTTGCCTGAAACTACAAACTATGCGACCTTGATGGCTCAGAAAGCCAGCACACAAGGTAACATCGCTGTAAACGAACCGGGCGGAGCGATAAGCAATAGATTCACTTCCGGAGCTTTCGCAACCATGACGATCACTACAGTCACCGAAGCCACTCTTACTTCGTCTCCTACTAGTCATGATCGCAGATTTACTCTAACGGATGGTGATGGTGTAACCACAACATTTAAGATTAATGTGAATTCTTCCTATACTGGTAACTCTGCTGCATACTCTCCTGGCGGCGAGACTGATTTAAAAATTCTTGGACTAACTACCCGTACTGAAATTAGGGATACAATTATAGTTAAAATCAATGCCGGAACAAACATTGGCTACACAGCTAGTCCTGTTGGCGACGATGTTCTTGTGACTCAAAATGTTGTTGGTACCATTGGAAATACTAATATTACATTCCCAAATGGGTCTATTCATCTAGGTTTCTCTGGTACTAATACATTCCAAGGCGGATCTTTCGGAGTCAACGACCAACAAACTCAAGACAGAGAGAATACTGGATCTGCTCACGTAATCAGAACTCAATTCTCAGCACCCGGTGGTCCCGAAATTAATTCACCTGCGTATCTGGATGTTGCAAACCAAGAATTCTCTGTGTACAACTCAATTAATTTCCGCAATCTGTCTGTAGTTGGAAATAGCTCTGGTGAAGTCGATACAATCAGAGTGAATTCGCACTCACACCTTCGAGAAGGTTTGAGAACTTTGAGAGCAAGATATCAAGGTCAATTCGGTATCGATTCCAAACACGGAACAATAAGCTCAGCAAATTACGCAGCAACGGCATCGTTCCACAAACAGCACAGAAATACACAAAAGGTAGCAAAACTTGGAGACTTCACAAATCCGACTTGGACAACAGAAGTAACAGATGTTGTAGCTAGACACGACAATATGCACTTCAACACTCCAATCCCTGCCTCAGACTTTCAATACTCTTGGATCAATGCGGCCATTAGCGGATCAAATTGGGAAGCAGCTCAGAAAGTTTTAACCTACGCTCCAAGAAGTGGCGTTATAAGCTCTTCAGCCGGCATTGATTCCGCGATTAGTTTCCCAACAATATCTGACGTTTCATGTTGTTCTGACTTTGATATTAATATAACGATCACTTACGATACGCAACATTCAACAGACTCTTTCAGTGTCGATAAAACTTTGACGGTCCTAGCTAATAATGTAGCAGAAGACGGCAGTATTTTTGACGAAGATATTGCAGATATATTAATATCTGCAACTCTTGGTGATTGCTGTCCGGACGATAGTGTTCAATATAAAGTTGATGCCGTGAATGATCCAGCAACTGGAGTGTCTTATACTGGTTCGTATCAATCCAGTCCGGACGTTGCAGCAGTCTTTAGTAGTTTCCCACAAAAAATTCAAAATGATTCTGGTGATGGAGCCGGTGATGTAATCTTAACGTTCTATGCGAAAGACTGTGAAGGCAATGAAGAATCTATAACAGTTACGCTAAACAATGCTAAGATGACAGATGAGCCATAACGGCTACATTAGAAAAAAATGCTAAGATGACAAGTTCGTAATAAACTATTTAGTTTAAAAAAGGGTGCTAAATGACAACTTACAAAGATTTTCTCGGAATAAATATCTGCATTTATGATCCGATCCTAGGAGACAGTGGTGCGATTGGAGGCAATTACCTCGGATATAGCCCAACCTCTTCACTTAAATATAACGACAACATTGGCGTCGGTAATGTTTCAAAGTTAACGGCCCATGCTGCACCGCAAACTTTGGTGCTATTGAACCTACATCGCAATGGTCCATTTGGGTATCCAATGTGGAAACAAACTCGAGTCTCTCAAAATCACTTGTCGAGAGCTCATCGATTAACAAACACATTTACGTACGTGCAAGAACCCGGCGCAAAGATCGGAGACAAACAAGCAAGATATGGAGATATTGTAAATCTCACAGAACCAGTAATCGCTCAAAACTTACCAATTTCATTGGTCGGAGAGGTTGCCGTCTATAATGAAGCACTGGGTGTATTCGAAAAGAAACCCGTAGAGATTAAGACAGCATTCAATAACGAGACGGAATTCTTTGCGAACACAAAAGCAAATGACCACTTCAACACCATCTTAGACACAGATGATAACTACGAAGCATTAATTGAGATGTACTTGGATGGAGGTCTTGACGACGAAGGTTCGCTGCTCGACTCATTCTCTCTTTTAACTTATCGTCAAACGATATGGCCGAAAGTAGAGCGCTCATTCTTGGACCAAACCCGCTCACGAAAGTTCTATGTAAATACATTCTGGCGAGATAACCGAGAAGATCGAGAGAAAAATAACGTTGCTACCGAGTTCGGATTCACAGCACCCTCTCAATCAATGTGGCCCTTAGACGCAGCAAAAGATTTCAGAACAAGAACAGTGCCGATTGGTGACAATACTCCAGTCGTCTTTCATCGTATCGGTGGTAGCGCAGTATCTACTCAAAACACGAATGGCGGAGAGGGCATCTTGCAAAATTCTTACTCCCATGTTTATGGTAGATCGTATCTTATTACCGACGCCGACACTCCGGTTACAGGTGTTGCTGCTTTCTTAAACGATCCGGAGGAGATTTTGTCGGCCTCTGTTAGCTATGCATTTAGACACACCCTTAAATCAACATTTTCAAATTACAATCCATCATTTCCAACCTTCAATGCTGACGGCTTGGTTATACAAAAACGATACCAAGGTTACCTTGAGGGTGCTGACTTTTCGCTATTGACCCTAGATGGGTCTGCTTCTATGATGGTGACCTCTTCTTTATTCGAGGGCGTAGCAAATTGGGATGCTCCTGCTCAAGCAGGCAAGACACCATTTTACGACTCATACGAAGATTATGCTCAAGAAATAAAAAGAAGTGGAAAGGGTTACTCGATTGTTCCTGAGTTTAGAATAAGCTCGCACGTTGATACATACGCCTCAAAAGGTGTGACCGAGGAGTTGAAAGAAATCTTTGAATTGTCTGGTGGACTATCGCAGAACACAACGACAGAAAATGAAAGCACTTTTTACAAAGTATTATCAAACTCAGACTTCCTCAAACATTTTGATTTGATCAAGAAAGATCATGAAGGCTTCGCAGATGAAAAAATATTGACTCTTAAATGCAAAGCTATCAAAAAGTTCTTACCATATGAGGGTTTTTATCCCGCACAAAGAACAGTTCAACTAGGCGAACAATTCGCAAGAAGCTATAAGAATCACGTTGTGTCTAGGAGGGGCTCCCTTGCCACCACTGTCGATGCCGGCTCAGTTAAGTTGCAACCATTAATGACTCCATTGTTCGCCCCCGGGATCCTTTTCAATACAATCAAATCAGGTGTTGGAGTTGACTTTCCTCTGTTCACAGCAGATTCTATACCTTACGCACTGTCTTCATCTAACAATAATTACAATTCCGATTGGGAATATTCCGGAAATCCCGTTACTTCCTCTGCTGGACCTCATCAGAATTATTATTGGACTGGTGGTGGTCATTTAGCAACCGGCACCATCGACTCTGCATACGATACAAGGATTCCGTTTGAAGCTCTTGTTGAGCCTGAGGAGTACCTTGCGAATCTAAGACTGATCCTGCAAGAGCCTCACCCTTTCGGACTTCCTTTTACGGGAGCAGTTTCTGGAGCTGCTGCATCAACCGGTGATCAATTCTTGGACTATCACACCGAATGGGATGGTCGCGGCGATGGGTTGTACAAGAAGATGGCCAACAATCTCTTGGCGGAAATACCAGAACTATTCTTGGAGAACACTTCAATGACGACTATAGCATCATTGGAAGATGGAGATCCAACATTTGGAAATGCAGTGGCTGGAACCTATTACGCAATGAGGATCAAAATGAAAAGGTCTCGAGTGGAAACAAACCAACCCCTTGGTGGGAGAAAAGGTGTGTTGGTCGATCCACCGCAAGACGTTGTGACCTATCAAGATCGTGATGCTCTCCACTCGATTACTGGCGCTGTAGCTAATATTCCAAATAGATTTTCTACGAAAGAATCTCTGACTATGTATTCTCGACCATCTGCTTTTGGACCAGCCACATATGGCGGCAATGGCTTTGGGACATATAGAGACATTCAATTCAGAGAATGCGGTTCATGGTGGGGAACCAACTATCCCTATACAGCTCCCTATTACCATGGAGAAGCATGGTGCGATTTGATTTTCCACGCCACAGAATCTAAAAAATATACTTTAGACGATATTTTGGAATCAGTAAAAGAATACCCTTATTACACGAGACACTGGTGGAATGGAACCAATGACGCGCTTAGAGATTTGACTGGCTATAACGAGTCATCAGCCTCAACACGCCCAATCTTCGCTGGTACCGCACCCGGACTAGCGAATAACGGTTGGTCAGATGGTAAATATGAAACTTACTCCGGCAGCGCGTGGAGTGATTTGATTTCTGCTTCTATACCGGGCACCGGCACCATCACCCCATGGCCAAGAGACTTCACAGCCACCCCGCAATTCACTCCCGGCGTCGCGGCAGCGGATGCAATTGACTTTGCTGTGGGAAATTGGGGAACACACACTACAACCAATGGCCAAGGTCTTGTTGACGATGCTGGTACATTCAGATATCGTGCTAGACCAAATGTTAGCGCTGGTACCATTGCATCTAGTGACCAGTTGATTCAACATCCGTTTTACATCAACTATAACGCAATGCAGTTGGACTCTAGTGTTAACTTGTTTGGAAAAGGAACGGTTCGAAAAATATTCAATCAGAACACACAACAGGTCGCGGAAGTTGCCTCTGCCGAAACAACCAGAGGAAAGACTCGATGGATTATTCAGCCTAAATTTGAAACACCGATTCTTAACTTTAAGAAATATGAAGACCTCACTGGGAACGGAGTAACAATGCCTCTATATGCATCAGAATCGGTCCCTCGTGGAATGTGGCATCAATATGGCGATATCCCAGAGGATGCAGATACTGGCGTATTCCTCCAAGTTACAGATATTCCAGACTCTTGGCTACGTGGCGCACTTTGCATGGCTAAGAGTCAAACAAAGAAGATCAAATCACTAGCAGACTTGGTTGGATTCTCTAAAGAACAAGTACGCCTCGGTGAAATTGGATCAAAAAAAGAAGTATCAGAAGCAGTTGTAGCTGTTCCATTTATCGAACAAGGCGCGACTCGCAAGTTCTTCTCGATCCCAAGAGCGGACATAGACTCTTCAATCGAAGCTTCTCGTCGAGAAATAGATGGAAACTTCCCAGCAGGTGGACCAGCAAAAGCCGGAGACACCGTCTACAAGATGGTTAAGAACATGCAGAAGTATGTCTTCCCACCGTCAATGGACTTTGTCCGATATAGTGAGGTTGACCCGTTTGCTATGTACATCTTTGAGTTCAAACACACCTTCTCAAAGCAAGACCTTGCCGACATGTGGCAAAACTTACCGCCCGAACTTGGGAGAACTTTCGAAGAAGCAGAGGCATCAATCTCTCATGAGTTGTTATCAGCCGAACTTCTTGGCGATGGAGCTGTTATTAAGAACGGCGTCCTAGATGAGAATGCCGAAGGCAAAGGTATCCCATCAAACATCCAATGGATGGTGTTCAAAGTCAAGAAAAGAGCAAAGACAAATTATTTCGATAAGATTGTTGCGAAGAAAGGAACGACACAAGACACATCCGAAGTGCAGTTGGAAGGAGTAACAAACTCAGCGACAAGTAAAATGGATAAAGATATTACCTACAATTGGCCATATGATTTCTTTTCACTCGTAGAACTAGTTAAGATTGACGCCGAAATCTCATTCGCAAACATTGAGAATGACGATAAAGGACAGAAGTCTATCAAGAAGGTGGAGTCGAAAAAGACTCGTGATCCTTCGATGATTAACAAGGCGAGAGGAAAGGGACGAATTGAATGACGTTTTTTAACAAAAAAGAAGATGTTCTTAAAATTGAATTGACCCCATATGGGCGTTCGCTTCTTTCCAATGGGAAGTTGATGCCCAAGTATTATGCATTCTTTGATGACGATATTATCTATGACCTCCAGTATGGTGGAGACACAGAGAATCAAGATATTACCAAGGAGAGGATATTAGGTAGCACTCCAAGTCTGAGGCCTCAAAGAGATCTGGTGTCTCCGGAACTTCAACTATCCTCATTCGAGCGTGATGAAGATTCCTCACGACCTTATTCAAAGATCGCAATGAACTTCCTTACCGAACCCCTCGGAACTTCCGACGGTACGTTTGAAGAAGCCCCAAGTTGGAACGTATCTTTTCTCCTCGGCGAGATCTCAAGCAGCTCTGCTTTTATCGCTGTATCCGGATCCGATACGACCCACACGAAGAGAATTCCTCAGATTGAAACGACTCTCGAGTACACCATGGAGATTAGAAATCGTAGAAACGACTCTCCCGTGAGAGGGCAAGAGGTATCTCCTAATGTACCAGTCTCAGAAGTGTTCCCAGATGGTACATATATTAACCTGATTGACGAGCAGATTTTGTGTAAGATTCTCGAAGAAAAAGGATTTTTGCAGAAAGACGGCCTAGAAATGGAGGTCTTTCTTTACGAAGAAAACGAAGAAACTCCGAAGAAACTTAAGTTCGCACCCCGCGAGAAGACCGTAATTGACGGTATGATTGTGGAGGACAGTGTAGCAGCGATTAACCTGACTCCTGATTATGTAGAATATTGGCTAGACATTGAAGTTGACTCCGAGATTCCAGATTCCGAAATTTGCAAAGGCGTTCAGAAACTCAAAGCCGAAGATATCCTCGTCGATGTAGACGTTGTATGCCCGGACCTCGAAGGTGTAGACTTCGACATTTACAGAACAAGAGTAACCGATGTGGAGGATTGCTAATGTCTAATGGACTTGTAGGTCTCGAGAACCTCCCGAATACGTATATTGAAACAATTACAGTGGACGATAACAACCCAGCTACCTCAAAGATCACTATTGAGTTGTCAATGAATGATGTTGAGAAAAACGGATTCTTTGTATGGTCTGATGATGATCTGATAATGGACTACATGAAGGTCGCAGTCATCGCCACATCAAACCAACAATTGATCAGTGGAATAACATCGGGCCAATTCAGTCCTCTGCCGCACATTATTCGTAGCGGTCCATTCATAATGGGCACTACCATAGTGGAGATTCCTGCGAAGAATTTCATGAAAATGAAATCAAACCAACCTAATTCTAGAAGGTTCTACAAAAAAGAGTCCCTTATCATTCCCGAGGATGTACTAGGAATGACTTTGTTTGTCTTGGCCTATGTAGACGCTCAAGAACTATCAAACGCGCTTAGGATAGTACTGACGGGCCCCCTAAAGCAATATTACGGCCCGGTCAAGTCTGAGACTGTTTTTGCCGGAGGACAGATAGAGCAAACATCATATCTTTACAAGGAAGCTGGTGGTTCCATATGGACCGGCCCCATCCACGAACATGCCGGAAAGTTTATGGGAGGCTCATATCACACTTCTGAACCACACCCACTACTCACAAGAGAGTCTGTGCTGAACACCAAGATAATCGATAAGCGCTCAGGTGCGTTACAATTAAGACCAGAGATAAACTTCAAGAACAAGCCAATGTTCTCCGAGTTGTCAACGTCCTACACGAACGAAGCTGATCTGATCGGAATGTTCTCCCTAGATATGAGAACCCTAATACTCACAAAGACAAAGCACGGTCGCAAGATGTTCAACGTATCAAAGGACTTGTTCGAGTCATTTGCTAGAGACGTCTACATGAATTCATTTGAAATACGAAGACAACAAGTTAGGCTCAAAGTCGCAAGCACAAAACTTGGTACGAGAAAGCATGGGCAGAAGCTTATAGGCTCATATAACACGGTTGCTGCATCAATAGAGAGAACTGGCCAATTAGTTGCTAGAGACAATCTATCGCAAATATTCATAACCCCAGATCGCTTAATTAAGTCATATCAATTCACAGACGAAGAGATGACCGAGAGAACACGCGGCGAGTTTCGCTACGAAATAGCTATTTCATTTTCCGATACAACCGATGCGTTCTTAAGAAATATCTTGAGTCAAATGGAGAGAAACATCTCAGACCTGAAAGCTAAGCAAGAGTTCTTGTTCAGACCTCAACGATATGATCGAGATAACAATAGGCTTGTGAGCGGAACCCCCGTTCCCGACATATTCTCATCATCTATTGAGAATTACTATCAAAACCTATCAGTCCTCTTCAACATAGACGATGAAGAAAAGCAGGAAATGATTACCAACAAGAAGAAGGCCTTCAAGTCTGATAACTACACGAACAACGACGCACTTAAATTCATAGCGGACTACACAGACCTGTTGATCAAATTTAGAAGACGCTTCAACATTGAGAAGAAAACAGAGCGGCTGACCGGCGCTGTAAAGCCAAGCAGTGCGATAGCGCCCGGAATGATTTACGTTAACCACGTCTTTAAAGAGACAGTGAAGTTCGATAACGTTGTTGCATCATATGACTTTTTGGGGGTCCAATCGAACAAGTCGCTAGTTTCTTTTAGTAAAGAAGAATACATGAACAGAGCAAACATCGAGACAAGCAGGTTTTTTGATACATCTCGCTCAACGATGTCTGAAGACTTAGCAGACCTAGAGTCAGAAGATATGATCGCAATTCAAGATCTCGATACGGCAAAGATGTCATTTTTGTCTCCACTTAGTTTTAAGTTTAAGTCCGAGAAAAAGGATTTGACGTCCTTGCAAAATTTGGATTCAAATGGGATATCGAACAATTTTATATCTTACATAACCGAGAAGCAATCGGATCCAAGATTCGCATCGGCACCACCACCTCGTCAAAAAAACATTCAACCAAAAAGATCAAAAGCGAAAAACAGAAGATCATTTAAAAAGAAGAGAATTGGAAGAACAAAGCTGAACTTCAAGAGAGCACCTTTTAAGATCAACAATCTAAAAACCGAAGAGTATCTTGAGGTATCAAAATTCCTTGGGAACAATTCTGAAATGGTCGACATTGAATCAAAGCTTGACCAACCAGTTCTTTCGCCACAAACAGGTCAAATCCAAACAAAACTAACGGCAACTCAAGGGCTTAGCATTAAGCGCGAGAAGATATCATATGACCTACAGTCAAAGAACAATATATTTGAGAAGTTTAAATCGTCTCCAAAATTCGATAGAAAAAAACTTAAAATGATGCCTGTCTCAATTAAGGCCTTGATCAACTCGAGATCAACAGCCGCAAAGAACAACGTTTTGCAATCGGAGTCGGATATCCTCAAGGACTCTGAAACAAAAATATCGACAGAAATGATATTCCATACATCTCAAAAGGTGGAGTACCTCTCGGGTTTTGAGATGGATATAAACGGAACACCGGACGTATCACAGCCGATATGGATAGAGGTAGAGCCGACAGCTCTCAATAACAACAAGCGACTCATGTGTCGACTTAGATATGCCGAAATACCTGAACTAGACATTAAGCCAGCTAAAGAGCTTAAGTTGCTAGCCCAAAATTCCATATTTGTAATCTCAGATGAAAACATCAACACCTTGCTGATTGCACCGCCCGCAGAGCTAGAGTTGGACGTACAACAAGACATGTCGGAAACAGAAGAGATAGTGTTTGCTTCGTCAAATTATGTTAAGCAAAATCCGGATAGGAAATCAAATATGATTCTATCGAAACCACAGAGAACAACACAAACAAATATACAACCAACCGGAGGAAGAGCAAGTGCCCCAATTAGTCGTTACTGAAAACCAAAGAGATACGGGCCTAATTTCATCCGGTGGTGGAACAGTTGTTGCTACAACTAGCTTCACCACAAGTCGTATCGAAGCACCCGCCCTCCAGCCAAAATATAACGTCGAGTTTATTAGCAGCGAGATGAAGCAGAATGAAGAGTTGCTTTACGAAGTCGCAACAATCAAAGTTAGACCTGCTGCAATACAAGGAAATTTCTTTTCTTCAGTTATCTCCGACTTTAGTCCCGGTGAGAAATCTAATCACTTTTTTAAATTACCTGCAATGGTCGATTTAGGAGCGACACAAACAGAGAGTTACTCGACAGCAAAGTCTCAAGCATCTTACTCTTTTGAAACTGTGTTCAATTATATCTCCGAGGAATACGATAAGTTGCAAGTTGGGATATCTGAATACAATCTATATGCGCCAATCGACAAAGTATCGAAACAAGATTTTTTAAGTATCGCAAAGGGTAGCTCCAACATCATAAACTTTGGTCGAGGCAATCAAATGAAAAACTATGTGATTGATCAAGGAGCCAAACAGGGAAGTGCCGAATCTCCGTATTACAATCATCTAAGAATCAATCAACGAATCGACAACGGCCTATCCCATTTCGCAGTCAAACTTGGAATTTTTGACGATCTCTTACAGGATTATCTTTTCGGCGAAAAGAACATGGGTTCTTTCGACGTTCAACAGAATAGAGAAGTATCGGAAGGGTCTCAAGTTCCATTGTATAATCTATCGTCTTTCTTAAATACCGATCGAGAACTGGACATTGATAATTTCTTTACCCTGAGAGAGTCTGTGCGGCCCTCTAGGATGTCTTTGGACCTTCGCAAGCACTTGATGAAGGGTTTCCTCAAAGACGCCTCTAAGACCAAATTTCGGACTTACAAAGAGGTTCACAATAACTCCGAGGCACACAAAGAGCTGTTTTGTTATTCTGTTGCCAAGCACGACGGAAATATTCTCGACAGCACACTAATCCAAACACTGTATGCACCAGCAATGAGAGAGTCCACACCTGTTATCGACACTCAAGTTAAGTACGGAAAGTCATACTCCTACAAAGTCGTAGGGCACTACATGATCGTTGGAAACAGATATACATATCAAATCAAATCAGAGTCTCGAGACCCTAGCAATGAATATGTCGAGGTTGAAGTTACCAACAGACCCAACGTAGTTATCATTCCATTTGACGTCCTTACAAAGCAAATCAATGTAGTCCAAATGCCGCCTGTATATCCTCAGGTGTCTTTCAAGACCAAGAACGACTCCGGCAAAATGATATCGATGTATCTGTCTCCGACAAAAACCGAGATGAAATCGCCATTTGTATCAATCACTAGAGAAGATGGATTGCAACTTGAATCGATGTATCGCTTACCAAATGCTCGAGACCTTGCTGGAAACTTTAGATTCAAGACATATGGAGACCAAGGTCTCTATGAAATTTTTCGACTTGAGGACGCTCCAAAGTCATACTCGGACTTCCGAGATGCGAAAATTGGAGAAATAAGCATGCCGTTTAACACAACGGATGCAATCTTTAAAGATCTTGTCGCACCGAATAAAAAGTATTATTACACGTTTAGATCGGTCAATCAGAAGGGAATGGTATCTAACCCTACGATGGTTTATGAAACTACCTTGCTAGTTGATGCTGATGACTCAAAAATAGTCACAGACACGTACCACTTTCCAAAACCTCGAGATAAGGAATCGTCTCTTGGTTTCAGGAAACTACTTAGAATTACCCCCGCTGTTGAACATATCTTATTCAACGAGTCCCAGTCAGCTCTGTTTGGAAAAAGAAGCTTGGTTGGTACATTGGACAACTTGAATCTCGGAATAAAGCAAAAAGCAGTTTGGGGTCGAAAATTTAAAATTCGAATAAAATCGAAAACTTCGGGAAAGATGATAGACATTATTTTGAACGTTGACTTAACAAAAAACAAAACAGAGGAAGAATTCTAATAAATAAGCTATTTAGGTTCTAGAATCGTAGGAGAAAATTTAATGGGATTTTTGGATAACAGTGGAGACATCATTTTAGATGTAGTGTTGACGGACCACGGTCGAATGTTGTTGGCTAAAGGTGATGGTTCATTCCAAATCACAAAATTCGCATTGAGCGACGAAGAAGTCGACTACTCACTATATGACAAGAACCACCTTAGTGGGTCTGCTTACTATGACTTGGAAATTCTTCAAACTCCAATCTTGGAAGCATTCACTAACAATAGTTCAACAATGAAGACTCGTCTTCAAACTTACACAAACATGGAGCTTCTGTTCTTGCCTGTTTTACGTTTGAACCAAGGAGTTAGTGTTAACATGTTAGCCGGCGAAACAGGAGTATCAGGATCTTTTGCTATACCGGTCAATGGCGAGACTGAAGATAACAACGGTTCAAGCGATGCGCTTGGTATTGGTAGAGATCTTGATGGCTCGATCAAAAAAGGATTCTTGTTCGGAGAATCGTTGATAGGTACGGTCATCAAAGTTGATCAAGGTCTCGACACAACAGAGATCTCTCCCAAACGCCGCCTAGACGACGAGTTAAAAGAAACAAGTTACACAGTTCAAATGGACAACCGCCTTTGTAAGTTGGTTGATTCTCAAGGGACTCTTGCTACATTTGATTATTTAGATGACGACAACATCGCATACTACACCGTAGATCTTGGAGATACTTTTGTAACAGAAATCACTGACGACACAGTAAGTGCTTCACAAGTAATTCAAGGGCCTCGAGGAACAAGTCTAGAATTTAGACTTCAATCTTCAATGGATTTGAACACAAGTCCTTTCTTGTTCGAGCAGTTGGGTGGAACAGTTAGTCTAATTATGCAAAAATCCGGTGCCGATCCGGATGTAAAATTCATCGACTCAAATATCCGAGTTGTTGGCGTAAAAACTGGTGTTATGATCGACATCCCAGTAAGATTCTTGAGATTATAATAAGGGGAAACAAATGACTTTCAAACCACTAAACGAAAACGACACAGTAAACACTAGAACACTTCTTCATGAAGCAATTCCTCTTACGGGAGCTATTGTTAGCGGAACATACGCAACAGACAACATCAAGACTTATTCTCATGGAATGTTTCAATCTGTATATGACTACCCATATCTCAGTTCTTCTGCAAACCATATCTTTGATATCACAGCAGGGATGCACCTTGATGGTACGATTGCAACATCCGACACTCAATATTCAAAGAAGCGCAACATCTACAATCAAATGGCTCAAATTCTTATGGGATATGATGCGACCGGTTCAATTCGAAAGTTTGATGAAGATGGAGACATAGTTGGCGGTGGAAATAAAATACAAGACTGTTTTATCGTTCCTTTCTCTCGCTTGCTTGTAAAGGATGAGATTAAGAAAGAAAGCTTCTCTATGACTCTAGGAGTTGATAGTGGCCATGGGTCTCCATTTAGCGATCTAATTACGATCACGGACCACCTTGCATCCACTAGTTATAAAGTAAACTCTCCTGCTGGAGACTATGGGATTTTGTACGCAACAGCTTCAGCGCCTGCAACGATTATGAACGCATCCTCAACTAACAAGGTGGTCTTTGGTAGTGATACTTATTGGTATGCTGGTTTGATTTTCTATCAGGCAGGCATTGTAGTTTTAACCGGCTCTGTTTTTGGCACACAACTAGATCCTGCTCAGAATCAGCCGGTCATGATATCCTCTGGGGATAAGATTGATGCATTGTTGACTGGTTCTACAATCGACGTTATTGGAGATGCACTACGAAACCGCATCCAGAACATCCAGTTCAACAACACAACCGAACTGAACTCTACCGTATACTTCTGTCGCGTTAACCACAACGAGTTTAACTACTCTTCGAACCCAACTTACGTAAGTGGCTCTAAAATCCAAGTTAAGACTCAAGCATCTGATGAGCCTTTAGCGTACATCACAACAATCGGTCTATACAACGACAACAACGAGTTGTTGGCAACTGCTAAGCTATCTGAACCATTGAAGAAATCAGCAAGTAACGAATTCACAATCCGCGCACGATTGGACTACTAATCGGAGGGCTTCTATGTCTTATTACGAACTAAAAGACAACGATGTCTTTGTTAACACCATAGAAGCAAATCCGAGCTACAAGTTCTATGCTCAAGGCGGTTCGGTTTACATCAACGATCAACAAGCGGTATCCGGAGCCCACGCGCACAACATCCTTGGTGTACCCGAAGGTTTCATATCTTTGTACGAATACAACGTAAACCGTGATACAACAGTTTCCGCATCGCTCATTCGCCCATTCATCACAAAAGGCGGCCACAAGCAAAAGTTCAAGACAATGACCGATACAGAATTCAACACTCAGTTCGGTTATGGCGGAGACGTGCTTTCTGGATCATACATCATGTCTTCTTCTGTAACAAGAATGTTGATATCGTCCTCAGCAGAAAGTAACTATAGAAAGCTTCGATCTCTCAAGTCTGCATGCAATCATTACATGTTCTATTCTCAGAACTTTGACTTCGCTGTGCATTACGAAGATGTCGCGACAACTCCAGTCAACATGATTAACATTCCATCGATCTTCTACGGCAAGTGCTTAAAGAAAGGCTCTCTAAGTTTGAAGTATTACATCTCGGGAACCTTGGCTGCTACAGCTACAGATCTCCGACAGAACGGCGAACTAGTTCAAACTCAAGGTCTAACCACCGGTTCTGTGGTGGGAACCGTTATGTACAATGAGGGCATTATACTACTGACCTCTTCGGCAACTATCGACTCGACCGCACTGGCGTATGAAACTTCCACTAGTTCATCGTGGATAAGATATGGATTTGGAATGAATGACGGCTCCTCGGTCCTGACGACAGCCCTCTCTGCTTCATTTGCCTTAGAGTTTGAATCCATTTCTCAGGTGCAAAACATGACCGTACTTGCGAAAGCTCCATATGGAGAACTTAACCACTCCAACAATCCGACTTATCTTAAGTACACAGGGAAAGATCCGGTGACCACCGCAAACAAACACCAATTCATCGAATCAAATAGGGTAATCAAGAATATAGTACCGGCAGCACAAACTGATGAAGAACCTCCGTTTCAAAAAGAAACGTATATCTCGAAGATCTGCATCTATGACAAGAACAAGCGACTCGTTGGAATATGCAAACTTGCGACTCCAATTCGCAAGACTGAAGTCAATGAATATTTGTTTAAAATGAAATTAGATCTGTGAGACCCTAAAATATATGTTATAATGTATTATGTCTAAAACTATTACTTTTCGACAAAAATTATTACAAATGAACCAAAGGCAACTAAAATGATATTAGGATTAGATGTCTCGACCACAAGAATCGGTTGGGCAATTATTAACGATAAGCAAGAGCTTATTGATTCAGACTTCTTCAAGACCAAACCGAAGACACCTTTGGAAGAACGAGCGACTGCTCTAAAGAACAATGTTCTCGAGCCAATCATGAAACTGCACGACATCACCGAGATAAGAATCGAAGAACCATTCTCGATGTTCTCAGGTGGTAAAACAACAGCAAAGACCATGAGCTCTCTACAGCGTTTTAACGGCATGGTTTCGCTTATAGCACACCAACTACTCAAGAGACCTCCAACGCTCGTAGGAGCCACCACAGCGCGTTCTAGAGTGGGAATAAAGGTTCCTCGAGGAACAAAGGCGAAGGTGGTTGTATTAGCATGGGTTGACGACAAGTTTGACAACTTTATTATGGAGCATACACGACACGGAAACCCAAAGCCGGGATTAGATGATGAAGCAGACGCAATTGTAGTTGCTCTTTCCCATTTTGATTTGCGAGACTAATTACTTGGTCACAGGAGATACCAAAATGAAACTTACAGAATCAAAGCTAAAAAAACTAATAATTGAAATGATGGACGAGAAGAGGCAGATGGCGGAAAAAATATTCTCCTTGATCGAGCAGTCCATGAACACGGACGACCAATCGGCCTATAATCAGGCTGTGTCTTTAACGGTTGGCGCAGAACTGGTGAACGAAGTCTTGGAACTTTATGATGATTATATCAGCAAAGAGATGATGCAACCAGAAAAGTACCTAGGTCCTGGTGGCTACGGCCCCACGGATGTTATGGGAGATGTGTATAAATCCCTGAAACGTGCACGAGATCAATTTTATCAAGATGTCTCTAAGGAGATAGGTCTATCGG